GTGAATTGTAAGATACTGGACAGCCCCCCCTTCATATGTGTCTGTTGTCACACATGTTGGAGATCCAGTACTAGCACCTGCATAGTTAAATGCGGGCGTTTTCCCCATTTATCACTTTTTATGATATATATGAATTTATCGAATTTTTCTGGGTTTTGGGATTTGGTACTTTTTATAGTAGGTCCCTGCCGAGGGATTGTTTCTTATGGTTTCGGGGTATAGGTCCTAAAAGTAAGCTATAGTCAGATGAGCTACCGGCCATATCTTGTCAGCCGGCGCTTGTTCCTTCACGGTCAGTTGCGCCGAACGCGGGTACGACGACGTACCCTGCGGACGCGCACTGGCCTGTCCACTGTCTTCGTGGGGCGATCCACATAGACGATCTTAGGTTCAGGTGCAGGCCTCTCAATGTAGCGGACCTGTTCCTGGCGGCGTGAGCTGTAACGCTCATCATCGCGATACCTGTCGTTCTAGCGGCTCTCCCCTCCCAAACTATTGGCGGCATAACTTGGCGTGCTAGGCGGTGGCTCGGATTTACCCCCGAACAAATTCCCAATGGTCGGGAGTATACTTGGCAAGACCTACGAGCCAATGCTCTTGATAACGTTAAAGAGCGCGCCAAAAATGTTGTACTCAGCCGGATAGGCGGCGAGCATCTCCCTGCTGATAGCATGATAAGCAGCAATAGCTATAGGATCAGCGGGCACAGGCGCACTCATGAACGTCACGTAAGGACTCAGGGGCGAAGCAATGACCTCATAACCCACACGCCACGTCAAGATGAGAGACGCGGAGGCATTGAGGCCAGTGAAACGAATAGTCCCTACGTTTCCACAGGTCGGCGGATAAACGGCCGCAATGGTACCAGCTTCTATAGCAGATGTTGCGCCGGTACCAGAGGCCGCAGGCAGACCCCAAGTTCCGTGGATTCCCCACGGCGGTTGTACTGCCGCTGCTGCGCCAGCCGTTGCATGGTCGGTAAAGTTACCAAAGGCCGCGGTGATACCGGGCACCATAACAGCTGGGGATGTGTCGCAAGAAAGTGGGACATACGTCTCATAAGCGGAATGCCAATTCATGGCATCTTCATCAAGCTTAAGGACGAGATACACTCCCTTCTTTGCATCCCAGGACACAGCTCCTGGCATGGATTGAAGGGCCGCAGTAGAGTGAGGAGAGTTATACCACGCCTGGCTCGTGCGGGAGAACCAGGTTCCAACTGGGTTTTGAGTAGCATCAAACCCGGGCACGGTATACGTCTGGATTGGTTGCGCATCATACTGTGCAGCCACGACCGAACCCTCGTTAGAGGTAGCGGAAGCGGTGAGAGAGACAGTAACAGATGCGTACATAAGAC